ATCGGCGGTGCGGTTTGTGCCGTCCCGTGGCCATGCCACCGGCACCGCCGCGCCGATCTGCTTCATTGCGGCCACGTGCTGGATGGAAAGCGCGTCCGCAACCCGGTAGGTGTGGTGAACGTGGATCACGTCGTTGTCGCGGTCCCACAGGATCAGCACCGCCGCAAACGGATGGCCGATTCCGAAGTCGATGCCCCACAACTTTGACCAATGCTGCGGGATATATTCGATCGGCGCCTCAATGATCGATTCCTCCGGCGCCATGAAGATACGGCCCGAACCCAACGTCGGCACGCCGCGGGCGCGCGCCTCGCGTTCGTGCGCGAGATAGCCGTCGAGCATCTTCTTTCGCGCGGCCTGCGGGATGTGCAGCGCATCATCCAGCGTCATCATGGTGATGCCGCGGTCGTCTGAGGGGTCGTCAAGGAACCGCAGCACGACGTCGGAGCGGCCCTGCAGCGGCGTAAACGTCAGCCATGAAATACCGTCCTTTTCACCGATGCGGGCGATGCCCTCGGCGTAGATGACGATCGGCGGCTCCTCGTCAAACCAAATCCAGTCGAGGCCCTCGCCCTGGAACTTCTGCCGGCCCTGCTCATAGGATTTGAACTTACCGATCGAGATGCCGCCTGACTTGTGGCGGACTTGGATCGTGTCGTAGGCATCGGTGACGCCGCGCGCCAGCGACGGCTTGTCGGTGAAGGCATCCTTCGGAATCATCCCGGTGCCAAACAGAGCATCGACGCCAGGCGGCCCGCAGAGCTTCTTCTGCTGGATGTCGCGCACCAAAAGCGAGGTCTCGCCGCAGATCCAGCCCATGGTCGGCTGCTCGAATACCCGCCCCTTCCAGTCGTCCGGGTATTCGCCAGTCAGATGGCAGGCCGCCTCGAATGCTCCGGTCTCAGTCTTGCCGTTGCGGTTGCCCGCCATCAGCAGCCGCTCACGCTTGGTCCGGCCGAGGTCGAGATGCGCCTTCTGCTTCGGGTGCGGCTTGAACGACCTAAAGCGCTCGTAGGTCTCGGCATACTCGATGATGTCGAGCGCCTCGGTGAGCTCGCGCAGTTCCTCAAGCGACGGCTCGGCCCGCTCGGTCACTTCGCCACCTCCGAGAACTCACCCTCAATGACGGCGGGATCGTTGCCGATCAGCTTTTCGAATTGCTCGGGAAAGCGCCGGCGGAACTCGGCAATCTTCTGCGCGGCCGCAGACACATCCATCTTCCGCGTCACCGTCTTGTGCACGTGAAGCGTCTGCGTGGCGCCAAATCCGGTGCGGTCAAGCACCATCCCGGCCGCCTTCAGCTTTTCCTTGTTCGTCGCATCCTTGTCCGTCATCACCCCGGTGACCACCGCCGCCGCAATATGCGCCGCCGTCTCCAGCCGCTTTCCCGCCTCCTCGTGCAGCGCCGCGATCACCCGGGCATCGTGCGCGAGGCGATGCCCCGTCACCCGCAGCGACCCGGGGTGTCCGTCGACATACCCCGCCTGCCGCGCCGCCAGCGTGTTGTTCCGCCGGCGCCGCTGATCCAGCAACGCCAGCACAAACCGCCGCTGCATCGGATTAAGCGCCAGCATCGCCGGCCCAAATTCAGGAAGTTCGTCCGGATTTATGAGAGCGGTGGACATGATAACTTGTTATTCGGAACAGGCCGCCGAACAACGCACCGCCGAAATTTCCGGCAAACCGCCGCCGAAATTTGGGAGAAAGCCGCGTGAGAGAAGGATTACGTCGATATATCAACACGATGCCGATTTTCCCCCTACCCCCCTCCCCGCCGGGTCTTTTGGCTGGCAACCCCTGGCATCTGCGCATGCCTATCAGCAACCGATTGACACGTGACTGACACGGCCTCGCGCGCGTATCCACTAATCCATAGAGATATCAATGAGATACCGGATAGCTGATGTTCCCACGATAGGAACAGCACGGTGTTGGGCTGAGAGCGTGCAACGCTAAAACACCTGCTATGTGATTGAAATCACTGTCGTTAACGCACTTGCGAGATGAATGAGGTCAATCCAGCACCTCGTCTGGCAACCGATCACGCGGCAACCAGATGTGCTGTCCGTCGGCGGTTTCGAACATGAACAGGCACTCGCGATCCTGCGCATATTCGACCAGCGTTGCGCGCCGGATGAAGCGGCATTTGGCTGGCACACGACCAAGGCTGACTATCTCGGGATGGTGTTCGCTGTTCAGCATGATCGGACCAACGTACGTAGCTTGCTCGCCTTTGGGAAGCGGACCTGCGTATCTGCTCGACCTTCTCTGTGGCATGTACATCCTCGGCTATTCGCCTTCGTCGTGGTCCTCGCTCGCGGGCTCGCTGCGGAAGGAAAAGAGCGCGCACGTGTGGACGCGCGATGTCGATGCACCTGATTGCGAAAGCGATCAACGCACCGCAAATTTATGCAGCATTTTCAATGGCTCATTGTTTGTGTGCGAACGATGATCGTCGCTACGGTGCGTTGCTGGCCGAAATCGATAGTTTACACCTTGCGGCAACCATGGCGCCGCCTCGTCACCCTCTCAGATTGCATATCGTTTCGCTGTTTCGGCGTGGCGAACTGGTGTCGGTGCACGAGGCCACGCTGATCTGCGATGCGTCGCGCCAGGCGATCACGAAATGGCTCAAGGTCGAGGGGATCGACGTCGAGGCACACCGACTGGCCTATCTGGCGAAGCGCAGGACGGCGGCAGAGCGTCATCTGGAAGGATTACCACCGCTGCGACGGCCCACCAAGGCACAGATGCGCGCCGAAATCGAAAGGGCTGTGAGGTCATTCAATGCTGCGAACAAATCGACGCACTAGCCTCGATCAGCGAGAGCGCGCGGCCGCACATTGGCGCAAGTGGAACGAGGTTCGGCCGTGGTTGTTGAAATGTCCGGGATGCGAGCATGAGGGTATTGTGCGCACGACACTCAAGAGGCTGCGAGCATCGAATTTGATTTGCTCGAAATGCAGCCGTCCACTGTGGCGGAAATAGTTGCCGCCTTGGCCCTGCGCCGGCGCGCGCGGGCACTCGCCTTGCCGGCCTTGCGCTGGTGTCTTTTGCGTTGCGACTCGGTCATCACCGCAAACCGCTTTTTGCCTAATTCGCGGGCCTTTTTCTTCGTAAACAGCCAGGTCGGACGCGTGGAACCAGCCATCGCTGGTTGACGAGGCCTTTTCCGCGCCGAAAGCTGGTCTTTGAGCGGTGCAAATCGCTCGTCGTCGACCACCAGCACCAGGGCGAGACCAGTGCCCTTGAGCATCTTGCCGAGGCTTTCCCACCCGAACGTGCGCCGTGCGCTCGCCATGCGGTGGTTGCGGTGCTTGTGCGACGGCTTGCCCGGGTTCTTGGTGAGCAGCTTCTGCGCGTTGCCTTTCGCGAGTTCGCCGGCCATCTCGATCTGCTCGAGCGTGGTGTTCAAATCGTCGATGCGGTCCATGAACCCGTCCTGCAGCGCCTCGTAATCGAGGATCACGCGATAGAGCTCGTAGTCCTGCGAGCGAATCGGCGCGGTCATCGCTGCCTCTCGTTCCATTCGATGATCTCGTCGACCTCGCGACGGTCGACGCCGTTGATCCATAGCCCTATCCGCAAGGACATGCGATTGAACCAGTTGGCGCTGAGAAGCACGAAAGCTCCAGCGCCTACGGTGGCTGCAAACATCCAAAATTCGCTCATCGTATCACCTGCCACGTCCCCAGCACGCCCCACATGAGCGTCAGCCCGAGCAGAAATGCCAGGATGCGGCGCGATGCGGGAATCATTCCGCGGCCTCCCGTGCGCCCTGGTCGGCGGGCATGGTTGGAATCGGCGCCTGTGCTGGCTTGTCCGGCTCGCTGCCGAGTTTCACGGCTTCGGCAAATGTGAGTTTTGACGCCTCGCCCTTGCCGATCGCGCGCATCAGGCCAACCATGGCCGCGCGTCCGTCTACGAGCTGCGGCGCGCAATCGACGAATTCCCGCGCGTCAAGCAACCGCTGTAGCTTGCCGATTCGGCCGGTCATCTCGTAGGTCTGCCGCAGTGCGATCTTGCGTAGCGTGCCAGGGTCAGGCGCCCATATGTAATCGTGCGGCTTACCCTTCTCGTCGGTGCCGCAATCGTGCCGGAACCACAACTTTGCCGCGGCATCCACAGCCCAGCACGGCACATCGTCGAGCACTTCGAGATAGACGTCGGCGCGCGCGCCCTCCGCCAAATCTGATTTCCGCTCGCCGGCGAGCACCGTGAGCAGTTTTGACACCACCGTCGCGGTGACGGTCTCGGCCTCGACGCTTTCAGCGGGTGTTTGCCGCAGGTAGGAGCGTAAGTTGTCGACGTGGCTCCGCATCTCCTCCCGCTGCGCTTGGCTCGGCATCAGTTCCGCCGGCAGGACCAGCACCTCGCCCCTCTCGAACTCCCGCGTCCCCGGTTTCAGTTGCACCTCGAGCCGCACGGCGGCGGTCGAGCGCGCCACCCATTGCGGCAATGATGGTAGCGTCGCGGGTCGGCGGGGATCCGGAAGCTTGAGCGGCTCGTGTTTGACCAGTTCGGTTGCCATTTCGAGAATCCTTCACCCAGGTGCCCATGAACGCGGCATCCCAGTTTGCTTTGGTGGTCACTGATCGATTTGCGTTGGCGTCGCACCATTCGCGCATCCGTACGGCGCGATCGTCGACATCGGCAGGGCTCATCCCGAGTTTTGCAGCCTCGTCGTAGTGCTTCTGATTTGGTTTCCAGTCGGGTGGAAGTTTGTGGCCGCGCTCTTTCTTTTCTTTCTTATTAACTACCTCTGAATGCTTCTTATCTTCCCTTAAGAAAGAAAGAGCATTATCGCCGACATCGGGTGGTGTCGGGTGGATGTCAGGTTGATCGGGTGGATGTTCGCGCTTGCGTCTCCGGTATTCCCGGTCCCAAGTGCGCCGCTTTTCCGCCGTTTCGTCCACTCCATGTCGGGTGGATACCGCACGCTCCATGGAGCGAACGGCGACGATGATCATCTCCAGCGGAATGCAGTTTTTCAGCATCTCCGTGATCATGTCTGCGATCGGGGTTGGGTTGGGTTTGGTCATGCTGATGCGCGATGCTCCGGCGGCACCATGCGATCATTTACAAACTGCATGACGTGTCTGGCGCAGTCGAATGGATCCTTGAATATCTCCGAGCCAGTGAAGCGCAGCACCGGATGGCCGGCGGCCTGCATCTTGCGGTCACGCTGCTTGTCCCGCGCGGCCTGGGCCTTGGTTCGCTCATGGTAATCGTGACCGTCACACTCGATAAAAGTGAGAAGGTCGCCGTCGCGATAAACCCAGTCGACGCGGTATTCTTCAAATTTGTACTGCGGGATGAGAAGCCTGGATTCGCGCGGCCAGTGAGGAAGTTCATGCTGCCCGGCCAATACCAAAGTAAAGCCTGGCATCCCATCGAACCGCTCAAGAAATAGCAGCGCAGCACCGAGCATCACTTCGATAGGGCTTTCGCACAGTCGGGAGAGCTTGCTATCGATCAGGTGATAGAACCACGCATCGACAAAGGCCTGCTCGTCGAGCCTTTCCACAATTTGGATTGATAGTTTTGTCACGTCGATTCCGCTCATCCCACCCTCACCTGTTCGTTTGTCTTCCTCATCGCGTCACCGCCAGTTGCATGTCGATATTGGCGAGTTCCTCGGCGAGCTTTGCGGCGTCCTCGGTGCGCTTCTGCCGCTCAGCCAGCTCGGCCGCCCGTCGCAGGATCGAATGGAATGCCTCGAGTTCGGCGCGGGACATGGGCGGCTGCTGTTTCATGCGCACGGCCTCACTGTCACCCTCACACCCAGCGGCGCATGGCCAAACTCGACCACCAGCCGGCGCATGTGCTTTGGGGAATCGTCCTCGATCGCCTCGATCTTGCGCAGATAGTCGATCACGATCTTCAGCCCATTATCGAGGTCGAGTTTGCTATTCTCGGAAAACACCACCAGCAGTTCGAACCTGGGAACCTTCAGCAGCCGCAGCGGGCTGAGGCGGCGCCCCTTTGCCGCCAGCACGTAGGCGTTGGCGACGTTCTTCCATGCGTTGGTGGCCCGCAGCGAGGAGAAGTCGAGTTTTCGCGTGCGGTTCACCGACGGCGGCGTCGGCAGGTCGATGACCATGTTCGGCGGCACCGCAAACGGCGGATCGGCAAAGCTGGTGGTTGGCGCGTCCATTATTCCGCGGCTTCCTTCACGGGCTCCGGCGGATCAACCGGACGCTTCTTCTTGAACGCGGCCATGAGCGTCGATTGCCCGTCGTGCCAGCCGGAAACCCACTGCTGCTGCGCTTCAGCCGAAAGCGAAACCGGCGCGCGGCATTCCTGCCCCTCCATGCCGGCCACGCGGCCTTGGTCCATGTAGTCGACCAGCGGCTCGAACAGGTTGGTCTGCGTGCCTACCTTCAGGCCAGCCAGCCGCGCCAGGCGCATGGTGCGCTCGACCATGGCCTTCATCTTCTTGTCCGTTCCGGCGATGATCAGATCCTTGATGTCGGCCAGGGCACCCTTGCCGAGATCGGATTTGGCGAGGTCGGCGATCGCTGTCCGATCATTCTTCGCCGCTTCGACCAGTGCGTCAGCCTGCTCGTATTTGCGCTTGTGATGAAACGTCAGCGCGCGTTTTTCGTCCTCGGTGAGCGTGGAATTTTGACCTGCCGTCGGTAGTCCGTCCTTTTTCTTCGCCATTCCCATTCTCCTGTTGTGAACTATGCCGACCGCCGCAAAAACAGCGGCGGCGGATCGTAGTAGGTTTCCTCGTAGTCCGTGATTTCCTGGGCCACGCGCACCGCCTCCGGTGAGATCAAGCCGGGACTGACGCGGGCCTGCGCGCACAAAATCTTGGCAAACAGGAAAATCTCGCCGACGTTGGAAATGTCGCTGCCGAAATTATCCAAAAGCCCGGCGGCCGCCGTGTTCGGATCAGCCGCCGCCGGCGCTTCCTGAGCCTCCCTTCGTTGTGGAGGATCCGCGAAAGGTCCAGCCGCCGCATCGGGGCAAGGGGGCGATATCAATGCGACGGCTGTGTCCGCGGCGGAGGGTATTGGCGCCGCGGAATCGGTAAGGAATGGTGACGGAGGAAGCGCGGTCATCGCGGCCCCCTCGTCCAAGGCGCGATGATCTCAGCGAGATCGGCGCAACTGTGCCCGAGTGATGTCAATCGTTTCGCGATGAAACTCCGCGTCCGAAAGAACCAGAAGACTTTCAATTCGGGTGAGCCGAAGCCGAAGTTCCGAGAGTTCATTGCGCGTTTCCTTTGCCTGTTTTTGTTTCAAGGCGTCGTCGATACGCACAACTTCAGCCGGCTCAATACGACGGGCGCGGCGATACCAAATTTCATAGCAACGCGAGTATTTAAGCCCCGCCAAACGGGCACTTCTCGCAATAATGTCCTCGATCTTCTCGCCGCGATCGTGCGGCTGTGAAAGCGCTTTCAGCTTCTCCGCGACGTCCATCTCAGCCCCCTTCCACAAAATTATTGTGAGCGTTCACAACGACTGCTGGCCATGCTCCGAACATGGTTGCCCCTACGCCAGGATTAGAAAATGAAAACCGCTCTCACCGCCGCGCTGGCACTGACCGCCATGGTCATCGTCAACGTCTGGGCGCTGTTCTTCTGCTCGGTGTGCTGAAATGCGCGCCGCGTTCACCGCTTCGAAGCCGGCGGCGAGATCGCGCAGGAATGTGCGGATGATGTCAGTCATGCTGACGCACTCGTTCCGTTTTTGGAACGCAATGCACGCTGAAGTGTATTCCCCTCCCACCGAAAAAGAATTTCGGCGTTGGTGTGAATTTTATATGTCGGGAATGCTACAGTTGTGCTTTGATGACCACTCGCCCAACAAGAGGGTAGGTCATGGGCACGCTTATTCGGTTTCCCCGACGACTTCATGCGCGTGCCTCTTCAGCCACAGGGATAGCTTCCAGCTTCCGCGCTGCCAACTCAGCCAAAACTTCGAGGGTGATGTCAGGCCTGCCGCGTTCGGCAGCCAATGCCACCACGGCCGCCCAGTGTGGCGCCGGGATGCCGCGCTTGCGCCAGCCGGACACGACGGACAGCAATTGCCCAAGCGCACCGGCGACCTCGCCAAGTGCACCTGGAGGCGGTGGTGAACCACCGCAAAGGTCGTCGATGAGTGAATCCCAAGTTGCCATGGGCGCGAACATAGTTTGCATGGTGCAAACCTGTCAAGAGTTTGCAACTCGCAAAACGACATTTTCCGCAGAATGTGGTGCCATTGGTTCCATGATGGACCCGCCACACCTCGTTTCTGCGCGCCTGAAGGCACTCAGGCAGGAACTCGGCTTTAAGAGCCAAGCCGCGTTCGCCGAGCGGCTGGGAATTGACAAGAGCACCTATAATCCATTCGAAACAGGCGCTCGGCCACTGACTTTCGAGACTGCCTGCCTGATCCGGCGCGAATTCGGCATATCGATCGACTGGCTGTTCTTCGGCGATTTGCAGCAGGGCGCCATCCAGACCATGGCAAAGATCGGTCGCGGTACCGGCGCACCGCCGCCCAAAGTTCGCAAAACGGCCAATAAATAATATTTGCAGACTGCAAACTTTTCTATTGACTAGTTTGCACCCTGCAAACTAAGGTGTCTTCGGATCAACCGGAGCGCACCAATGCCCACCGCCGAGCAACGCGCCGACCACGCGCACGATTATCGCAAACACGAACCCTCCCCCCGCCACCAGAAGCGCGCCGTCTCCGTGCTCGTCGGCTATTGCTGGGGCTTAATGGGCAGCGGCGTCCTCGGCGCCGAGGTCGAAAAGCAACTCCGCGCACGCATCCGCACCGTCTGTATCGAATTCGACATGGAGCCCCCGCCCGAGCCGACGAAGGCCGCCGCGATTTCCTGCCTCATGTTGCGGGAGCCTGTGTGATGGGAAAAACGTATTCCCTCGAAACCGACCTGATGCCGATCATGCGCGGGGACGTTGCACTACCGAATCCTGAGCCCATCAATCGCGATATCGGCGCTGAGATACTGCACTACAACCAGATGCGCAGCGGATGTTCTGTGTTGCTGCCGGGAGAGACGTCCAAAAAATGGAACGTCAGTTTCTTCCTTGACAGCGGGCAAAGCGGCCAACTCTACGGCTCGGGCCTCGTTGCTTGGACGAAATGGGACAACGAGAAGCGGACCTATGCCGCTACCGGCCTGCGCTTCGCGATCTGCCAGCATACCAAGGTAGATGACCCCGGCGCGAACCACTCGCGCGGCTGGCATCCCGGTCGCTGCTCCAAGTGCGGCCTCGACATGACAATCGACAGCGGAGACTGACATGGAAATCAACGCCCACTTCGTTCGAAAAATCAGCGCCTGAACATGCTGGTGCAGTACAGCATGGAAACACTGCCCAACGTACCGGATAGGGATTGAGCATGACCCGCACCGTCACTGCAGAAGACGTCGCCAATGCCGTCCGCAATTTCAACGTCACGACGGATGAGGCAGCGAAGCTGATCCAGAGCTATGCCGAAGCGTTTGCTTCCGGCGAGGTGATCAAGGCGTTGGAAAAGCAGCATGCCCGCAACATGGCAATCCTCGAAACGCCGCTGATACGGAGGGCGCCCGATGCGTAAGCCCGAACACGCCGATTACACCGATTTCGCCAGCCTCGCCGAGATCGCGGTCCCCATCCTGATCGCCGAGGCCTGCGTCATGGCCGGGTTGTATCTCGCCGTCATCGCTGTGTGGGGGTGGTGATGAACAACCAGCATCCATCCTTCGACCTCGTCGAATCCGACGCGCGGTATTTCGACAAGATACCCGCGCCGTTCCTCGTGCCGCTCAAGCTGTTGCACCACGAGAAGATGAATTTCAGCGAGATCGCGCAGCAAACCGGACTACCGGGAGGCACGGTGCGCAGCCGCGTCCATCGTGCCCGCGCGATCATTCGGCGGCTGCGAGCGGAAGATGTGGCACGGAATGAGACGTGGCAGGAGGCGACAATATGAAGATCGACCGTTCCGGCATCTATCGCGGCGTCACCGAGGCCGACTATCGCGCGGACCCGTGCCCGATCCCGAGCCTCACGCAATCGGCCGTCAAGATCTTGATCGAGCGCTCGCCGCATCACGTCTGGACCGCATCGCCGCGGCTCAATCCGCAGTTCGAGCCCGATGACGACACGAAGTTCGACGTCGGCAATGTCGCGCACCGGCTGATCCTGGGCCGCGGCAAGGATTTTGAGGTCATCCAGTTCGACGATTGGCGCAAGAGCGAAGCGAAGAAGGCGCGCGAAGAAGCCGCCGCCGTCGGCAAGATCGCGGTGCTGCAGCACCAATTCGACCAAGCCGCTGGCATGACCAAGGCCGCATGGGACCAACTCATGAGGCACGAGGACAAGGACGCATTCACCGCCGGCGCCGCCGAAGTCATGATCGCGTGGCAGGAGGACGGCATCTGGTTCCGCTCGCTGATCGACTGGCTGCACGACGATCTGCGCACGGTGGATGATTACAAATCGACGGGGATGTCGGTGGCGCCGCACGTCATCGGCATTCGCGCCGAGGCTGGCGGCTGGCACATCCAGGCAGCATTTATTGAGAGAGGGCTCGATATCCTCGATCCGGCCGGTGCCGGTCGCCGCCGCTATCGCTTTATCGCGCAAGAGACCGACCAGCCGCACGCGCTCACCGTCATGCACATGAACGAATACTGGATGACGATGGGCCGCAAAAAGGTGGAGGCGGGAATTGCGCTGTGGCGGCCAGCAGTCAAACACAATTTCTGGCGCGGCTACGGCACCAAAGCTGTGATCCCCGAATATCCGGGCTTCAAAGAGAAGGTTTGGCTCGACCGCGAATTGAGCGGCGAGTTTGAACCGATGAACCAACCCGAACTGATCCGAGCAGGATGACATGACCCGAACCTTTGCCGCAAAAGAAGCTGCCCGCGCGGAAGAACCGCTGTCGATCGGCATGGTTGGACCGCCCGGCGGAGGCAAAACGCTGTCCAGCCTCCGAGTGGCCAAAGGCATCCAGTCCGTTCGCGCCGGCGACATTTACCTGATCGACACCGAGGGCGGCCGATCGCGCAAATATGCCGATCAAATCCCGTTCAAATGCGTCGAGTTTGATCCGCCGTGCCGGTCAGAGGATTTCCTCGCCGCGATCCAGCAGCAGCTTCAGTACAAGCCGGCCGCAATCATCGTCGACAGCATGTCCGACGAGCACGAGGGCCAAGGCGGCTATCTCGAATGGCACGACGAGATGATCCCGAAAATGGGAAACAACGAGTGGGCGGCATGGGCGCGGCCGAAGGCATCCCGCAAGAAGCTGATCACCGGCCTGCTACACATCAAGACGCCGCTGATCTTCACCTTCCGCGCTCGCGAGAAAACCAAGCAGCAGGACAAGCCAGGCAGCAGCAAGAAAGAGATCATCAACATCGGTTGGCAGCCCGTCGCGCCGCTCGAGATCGTGCACGCGCTGGACCTGACCTGCATCCTGCCGCCCCGCGCCGACGGCGTGCCGGTCTGGAAGTCCGACAAGATCGGCGAAGATTTCATCATCAAGCTTCCGAACTATCTCGCGCCCTTCATCGAACAAGGCCAGCCGCTCTGCGAAGAGATGGGCGCCGCGTTCGCACGATGGGCGCAAGGGTCAGCCGCCCCGGGACCAGCCCCGGAGCACCTCCAGACCGGGGCGGCTGACGATATTCCGACCGCGGCGGATTACTGGCTGCAATGGGAAGCGCGCATCCGCGACGCAACGCGCGCGGATCAACTCGGCCCTGTGTGGAACGCCGACAAGCAGCTTCACAAACAAATCGCGTGGACGGCGTCGCACCGCTACGAGGATCTGAAGTCGAAGGTGCTCAAGGCCGTGGAATCGATGAGGACGCCAGCATGAGACCGCAGGAAACACGCGGCGAGACCATCGCATGGGCGGGCATCTGGCTTTCGTTCGCGGTGATCTCGGTGACGGTGATCTGGTGGTGGTTTGCCGCAGCTAGCGGCTCTTGAAGGGATAGCATTGATGTCCTACGACGCCTGTAGCTGCGATTATGACGCGCCGTCGTTTCATTCGTCGCGGATGGTCAAGGCTCGCAAGCCCCATAAATGCTACGAATGCCGAGGGATCATCCCGTCTGGCGAAGCCTACGAACGGATTGCCGGCGTCTGGGACGGTGAGTTTAGCATGTTCAAGACTTGCGTGCGGTGCAGTGAATTGCGCCAGTGGGCTCGCATTTCGGTCCCTTGTTTCTGCTGGATTTACGGCGATCTCCACGAAAACGTCCGCGATATGGTGACTGAGGTACGCAGCGATGTGCCGGCAGGTTTTGTCTTTGAGTGGGGACGCCGGATGATCCGGATCGAGCGCCATCGATACGGCGAACACTGGCCTCGCAAATTCAAGAACAATCGGCCACCAAGATCAGCCATGGAAATATCCACGGATGGTCCATGACTCTCGCGCATAGGCAAACGAAGCTCGACGCCCCGGCAAAATGATACAGGAGAGATAGATGCTCTACGATCCGAAATGGGAAGTTCAGACCAAACCCGACGTGTTCTCGCTGGAGAGCCTGATTGCGTGGCTGGAGACGATGCCGGCGGACAAGAAATACGACTGGGCCTTTGCTGAGTCCTGCCTTTTGGGGCAGTGGTGTGCTGCAAACGGCCTCGCTGGCGACGAACTTTTTGAAAAGAGCATCGAGCTTGGCAACTTTGCCGCGGCTCCCGCTATCGCCAATGCTGCGCTTGGCAAGCTCAATGAATGCACCTTCGGCGCAGCCCTCGAACGCGCAAGGAAGGCGCTCCATGGGTGACTTTCACTCTCAGCTTGGCACCAACAGGGCCACAGCAATTCTGATCGTCGGCGCCCTGCTCGCCGCCTTCGTGGTGACCGGCTGGCGGACCGTATCCGACGTGACGCGAGATGAAGAAGTCAAGCAGCGGCTGCGATGGATTGACCGAGACACTATGAAGCTGGAGGACCGGATTAACGATCTGGATCAGCGGGTAAAAGCACTGGAAGCCCGCCCATGACCGATAGCAAGCCCGGCACCGAGCACGTGAACTGCCCGTGCTGCGGTCGAAAGGGCACACAAAAGACCGATGGGACCGGCCGCCTGTGCTGGATTTGCATTCCCTGCGACATCGAAATCGAAACTGACGTTGAGATCGAGGACTAGCCGCCCATGACGATGCACGCCGGACAGAAAGTCACGCCAAAAAATGACGATCCTTGGGAGGAAGACGACGGCGGCGAGGTCTATCCGCAATTCGGTGCCGTCTACACCATCCGCGCGACACAATGGATTGGCGACGAACAATACCTTTGGCTCTGCGAGATCGTAAATCCGGAGATGGAATACGAGGATTACACCGGAGAAATTTGCTTCTTCTCTGACGAATTCCGCCCCGTCATCGAAACCAAAACTGAAATCAGCTTCACCCAAGGCGCGCCGAAGGATTCCAGGAAGTTCGACAATCGCCGCAAGATCAAGGTGAGCACATGACCAATCGATTCTACGATGGCTCAGTCGGAGCGCAGTTTCTTGCGCCGACTGATAGCAAGACAGATGCAGGGGGAGTGAGCCTGTTGGCGGCGCAAGTCATCCGGATCGACGCGTTGCTCAATCGCGAAGAACACGACGCCGACTATCAAGCGTTCGTGCTCATCCGCAGGATTTGGCCCGAAATATCAGCCGCCCTCCGCACGGCATCGGATAGCAAGCCGGTTCGCTTCGAATACCGCTACCAGCAAGGCCGCTGGGAAGATGCGGGCGAGGCTTACTATAACTTTTGCCGCAAGGAAATCGAACAGGGCAACCCGAACTTCGAGGTTCGCGCCCTTTACGAGGAGCGCACATGACCGAAGCCGTGAACAGGGGTGAGTATGCGACCCTGCCGTGTCCATTCTGTGGACAGAAGCCGTATGTGTCGGCCGACATGAGCGGCGGCGTCATCCGATGCGAAACACACGAATGCTTTGGGCCTCGTACAACGGCACAATATCTGGTTGATGCAGTGAAGCAATGGAACACCCGCTCCGCAGCACCGGCAGAGCAAGGGGAGGTGGTGGCGTGGGTAAAACAGATGCACACCGATCTGCGTCGGCTCGCTATCAAACAGCATGTGCGGATGGCCGAAGGCGGCGGTACGGTGCCCAATGGCAAATCCTGCGCTACTTGCAAAGGCGAATGGGCGGAAGGCGCTCCGGAGTTTCATGCCGAAACATGCACGGCAGCGAAAGATAGCCCGGCCCTCGCCTCCCCACCCCCGCCCTCAGATGCGCCGGGGGATGCGGTACAGGACACCTATCTGGTTGGCGGCCCTGATCTGCGGGCCATGTCAGGCTCGACGGAAAGCGACCGGATAATCCAACTGTGGTTTCGTCGCAAGGCAACTGACGAAGATCGAAAGTGGCTGCTGGAGGCAATCAACGCCAAGATTTTAGCGGACCAAGAAGCCGCCGCGCCACCCCTCTCCGATGCGGAGATTACCGGACTCCCATCCATCGAACTGTTGCGTGTTGCGATTGTTGACGGTTTTAGCAACGGCAACGAGCAATACGAAGATTGCCATTGGACGCAACAGCATCGCTTCAACGAGGCTGCCCGCGCCGTTCGCGCCGCCCTCTCCCACCCCGGAGTGAGGGAACGGGCGGTGTCATCGGCGGATCGCGAGGCTCCCCGTGGTTAAACCGCCGGTCAAGCTTTCGGAGAGCAAACAAGTTCAGTCACTCCAAGCTGAACTATTCCGAACGACTGAGCCCTTGCAGGGCGACGCATGGATAAGCGACGAGGCCGGCACAGAAACCCTCGCTGAGTTTTTCCAGTTTGTTGAGGGCCACTTAGCGGCCAACCGCGAAGCAACAAAAGCAATAACCGCTTTCCTTCGCAAGCACCGTCAGCTTCGGCGGGCTTCCTCGATTCCCTCCACTCTGCGCGAGACCCCGGAGGGATGACCTTGCACTACCACGGCACACCGATAACGCCACTGACAGCTCTCTACGAGATGACCGGGCGGCATTTCTGCGTATCCCACGCTCACCCGGCGGACGTGGCTCGATGCCACCAGATCGGGCAGTCCGTGCTTTTGGACAACGGCGCGTTCTCAAAGTGGAAGTCAAAGAAGGAAACCAATTGGTCGAGCTATTACGACTGGGCCGAGCGGTGGCTTTCCTACCCTACGACATGGGCAATCATCCCCGACGAGATCGACGCCGGTTCGCAGTTTCAGGATGCGTTAGTGCGTGAGTGGCCGTTTGGGCATCGCGGCGCCCCGGTGTGGCACATGGACGAGCCAATAGACCGCCTCGCTAAACTTACCGACGAGTGGCCCAAGGTCTGCATCGGGTCAACAGATGCCTACTCCGTCGTCCTCTCCCCCGCATGGGAGCGGAAGATGGACGAGGCATTTAACCGGATCGCCCGCAACCATCTCCCTTGGATACATATGCTGCGGGGGATGCAGTGTCTTGGCCGGCGATGGCCCTTTGCATCGGTCGATAGCACCGACATAGCCCAGAACCACCACCGACCGCAGAACACGCCCCGCGCTATGGCTGACCGCTGGGACGCCATGCAGTGCCCAGGCAAATGGGAAATCCAGCCCGAACAAATGGAGTTAGCATGAAAACGGTCTATCTCTGCGGCCCGATCAATGGCTGCACCGATTCCGAGGCGAATGACTGGCGCGAGTTCGTGCAGAAGAGAGCGCCGCACTTTGAATATCTCAACCCGATGAAACGGGATTACCGTGGCAAGGAACAGGAATTCTTCAGCGAGATCGTCACGCTCGACAAGATCGATATCGCCAATAGCCATGCACTGCTGGTCAATTACGACAAGCCGAGCGTTGGCACCAGCATGGAGGTCTATATCGCCTTCTCAACCGGAAAGCTGGTCGTCGTCGTTGCACGGCCAGATGCCGTGGTCAGTCCGTGGCTTCGCTATCATAGCCACCGGATCATGCATTCCTTTGACGCAGCAATCATCGAAATCACGGATTTGCTGGCATGAACAGGCGCGGGGATCAATACGGGCACGTGAGGGTGAGCAAGAGACCGAAGGGTGAAAAGCCCTATTACGGCCGTGTTCGGTTCCTCGGGAAGGAAATTTACACCCAGCGCTACGCGACAGCCGACCAGGCCGCCCTCGCCCGCGAAATCCTAGAAGCGGCATTGCAATTGGTGGGGACTGTTTCAATTCCTTCGCATGACCGAGGAACCCCGTGATGGTGGCCGCTCTATTCGTCGAAACGGATGGTTGCTACTTCGGCCTGCCGAACGTCGATCCTTGGGATAAAGCTCGAGACGCGCGGCTATATGCCGGCCCGCATCCGGTCGTTGCCCATCCGCCGTGCGATCGATGGCACCAACTCTCAGCGGTCAACAATAAGCGCTGGGGGTATGCGATCAATAAGGATGGGGGCTGCTTTGCCGCCGCCCTTGAGGCCGTGCGCAAATATGGTGGCGTCCTTGAGCACCCGGCCGAATCTCGAGCTTTCAAGTTCTACGGCATCCCAGAGCCGGTTTCTGATAGTTGGCAATTCACGATCGACGGCGATTGGGTCACCGAGATTTGGCAATCCAGCTATGGTCACCGGGCCCGCAAACGGACGTGGTTGCTCTACCATGGCGCCACGATGCCGCCGCTCCTGGATTGGCGCCGAGTAGCCGGCACGCACCAAATAGGCTTGTTCGACCAGAAGCTACCTCAACTTCCAAAGCGTGAGCGCGCGGCCACGCCACAGCCATTCCGAGATTTGCTGATCTTAATCGCCGGGGCATCCACGGTCTCGCGCCCGAACCATTCAACCCCGGAGGCGAAGTGATGGTGTGCCTACCCGAATTTAAGGCTGGCCGCGCGGAAACGTGTGAGTTGGACCGCGTGACAGATCAAGGAGCGGGCAAAGAATACTTCGTAAGACTTCCTGATGGCTATTTGCTGCCGTGCGGGAGTTGGCTGGGGGCCGAGAAGCGGGCGCGGGCTATTGCTGATCTGGTCAACGTCGTCATGCGCTGGGAGGGCTCATGGCCGCCCATTGGGGTTATGGAGGCTGTTGTCGAGAACAACATCATAGACGCATTGCGAGATCGCGCGACGCGAGGCGAGCCAGTTCCGGACTTCCTCGCTGCTGTGGGACAACCGGGGGAGACCAAGACATGAGCGGCTATACAATCTGGAAAGCGATCCTGGCGCCAACAGGTATTCAGGATATCGAAGTCCCGGAAGGTGCCGAGCTATTGACTGCACGCGACCAGCTTGAGCAGATTTGCGTCTGGTTCAAATGCGATCCGAGCAAACCGCCAAGCAAACGTTGCATTGCCATCTGTGGCACGGGACACCCGGCTCCGGAGGATGCGCGATACGTCGGTACGGGATTCCTGCACGGCGGCCAGCTTGTACTTCATGTGTTTGAGAGCGTCCCCGATCTTGTCGGAGAAGTACCGAAGTGATGACTGACTTTTCCGATTTAGCGAGGGACTACGACCGATGACCGCACCGGCCTCACAGACGCTAGAACGCGAGAGGGACAAGCTATACCTTACGGACGCAGAGTTGATCCGGCGCATTGGCGTGCCGGAAAAGACGCTGCGGTCCATGCTGCCGGCCCTGGAGAGCAAATACGGTTTTCCCCGGAAGTCGCCGATATTCGGGGATAGAAGGTATTGGCCGGCCGTGAAAACGTGGCTGGACAAGCACAACGGGCTTACAGTGGACCCCACCACCACAAACGGAAAGGGGTTGCGATGACGGATGAAAAACAGCCACCAAAAATGGCTCAGGAAGCGCCGGGCTTAGTCTGGCGGTCACGAAAGAACGGATGGGCCGCGACGTGGCAGGCCCGCAGCGACCTCGCTAGGCGAGGATATTTGCCCAAGAGCGTCACGCTTTGGTCAGGCGCCGAGCCAGACGCAACCGACGCCCTGCACATCGCCACGCGATGCCAGCAGTATCAATCCGAAATGCTTATGTGGGGTCGCGGCGTTGAACCGATTCCGCTCAATGGTTTTAGAGGCGATCTGCGATCGCTCATTAATTGCTATCAGACCGACGCGGACTCGCCCTACCAAAAGAACCGCTTCCACACCCGCCAAAACCGCGACAGCATGTTGCGACGGATCAGTAAGCGGCACGGCCACGAACAACTTTCGGATATCAAAGCCCGCGTCCTACTGGCTTGGCACAAAGACTGGAGCGTAGACGGCCAAAGGCTCGCGACCGGATCTGCGTTCATCGGGCAACTCCGCGCCCTTTTCAGCTTCGGCGCCACGCTACTTGAAAATTCCGACTGCGAGCGGCTATGTGGGGTGATGCACAAGATGCGCTTCCCAGGAACGAAACCGCGCGGCGTGAGCCTGTCAGCCGAGCAAGCCAACTTGATCCGGGCTGCGGCTCATGATCACTTCGGATGGGATTCCATCGCCCTTGTGCAGGCTTTCCAGTTTGAATGCACGCTGCGGCAGGGCGATTGCATCGGGCAATTGGTGCCGCTATCGGAACCTGGCGTGTCCGCCGTTATCGTCCGCGGCCAGAAATGGCTGCGCGGCATCGTCTGGCAGGAGATCGACGACAACCTGATCCTTCGGCACATCACCAGCAAAAAGCAAAAGATGGTCGAGGTGGATCTGAAGCTCGGGCCGATGGTGGTTTCGGAGCTGCAATGGCTGGCCGGCGACGAGCCCCTGATCGTGGTAGACGAGATCACGAAGAAGGTGACAGTCAATCGTCACCTTCTGCCGGCCTCCGGGCCGCTTGCAATTTGCGACACCAACGGCCTGCCTTGGACGGGCAACGAGTACCGCCGTAAGTGGCGCAAGATCGCGCGGCATTGCGGGATACCCGACAATGTTTGGAGCATGGATTCGAGATCTGGGGCTATCTCTGAGGCGATCCAGGCCGGCGCACCAATCGAGTTTGTCCGCCACGCGGCGACCCATAGCGACGTTTCGCAGACCGCGGACTACGACCGAACGCAGGCCGAGGCCACGGCGAAGGTGATGAAGCTGCGGACGGCGAACAGGAACAAACCCAAAACCGAGTGACCCCAGAACGAACACTGACCGAACCTGACTGATGACTGGCTGATCGGACCTCTAAGTAGTTTCAATATAGGCACTTTTTATTGACCGTTAGTGCCTGCTATTCAACACTACCATACTGGTCCGATTAGCTGACGTCAGTCATCAAAACCTTAAAAGCCGCGTTGGGCGGCTTGGAGCGGATGATGGAACTAACGCCAGACACTCTGCCACACGACCCCGAGGCAACAACCCGAGAGGTGTATTTCCTCTATTGCAGCGGGTTCGTCAAAATAGGTGTCACCAACCACCTAACGCGCCGGATGAAAGAACTTCAGGTCGCGACGCCTTGGCGGTCGCAGGTTATTTGCACAATTCCCGGAGGCAGGGGAACTGAGGACTACTTCCACTTCATTTTCCAGTCCTACCACTTCCGCGGCGAATGGTTTTCTTTCGGCCCTGATCTGCGTTCGTTCATCGAACGGAAGGCGCCAGATTATGCGCTGGAATGGCTCGCCGAGGAGGAGCAAATCTATCTCGATCTGATCGAGCAGCAGGCCCGACTTCTTGGGCTGATAACCGAGGAGCGCAAGGTTATTCCCATCCGGCCTGGCGGGCGCAACGGCAACGGGTGGAATGTGCGGGTCGTGAGAACGCGATGACCGCCGAGCACACATATCAGTAGGGAGCGCGAGAGCCATGGGACGAGGTAGGCTTTATTCCGAATATTGGGCCGACTGCGGCGGGTGCGACGCAAACGACCCGATGGCGGAAACCAACGTCACCTTAGCACGGAAGGAAGCGAAGCGCTTGGGGTGGGGCTGGATTGATCGAGTGATGTACTGCCCAAGGTGCATAGCCGCTCGAACGCTGCAAGGCCCTAAACAACATGGCTGGCCCGTAGGCACGCGCTTGTGCGATTGCGTGCCGTTTGAATCAGATCGACAGCCCTGCCGATGTGATCGCGCAGTGACGAATGGAGAGCGCCAGTGACTAAGCAAAGCCACCTCGCCATCAACGACCTACTCGATATAGTCGAGGAGTTGACCAACATCGTCGAGGAATTGAACCCCGGCGCCACTGAGCAGGTCAGGCGCATTCGCTTCCTGACCGAGCGCGCTAATAGGTGCGCCACTCAAGCGATGACCTTTGAATCTTGAGCAGGAGAGCGGTGATGGGTAAGTGGCCGGCAATTGACCAGTACAGGATTCTTGTGCCCTGTCTCCGTACATGCGACTGCGGCGCGACTTGGTACGGCGAGCCAGACGAGAAGATGATCGGACTTTATTGGTGGACGCTATTCAGAATGCCGATCTAGTGCGCTGCTGACCGAACACTGAGGAGCCGCGACAACATGAGCATATTTCTCAATCACCCCTGCGAAAAGTGCAACGCCTCGACCCACAATGAGCCAAACGAGTTTGCAGAATATATCTGCGATGACTGCGAGCAGAACGATCAAGAGCACGCGTGGGAGCGCCATTGCACGGATTACGAAGGTCCGCTCCCGCTGATCGAGCAGCAGCGCCAAGCACTCAAATTCAAGTAACCGAACATCTAACCACTGAGGTGAGGTGACACATGACAAGCGAGACATTCGGAACTTCACTTGAAGAAATGGACGTTGAGGCCTTCTTCAACATGCGTGGCTGGCTGCAAAAGGCAGTCGAGGCCGAGGGTGCCAAGATGGTCGGCGGCGGCATTGGTTTGGGTCAGGCAGATATTGATATTGAGCTTGATGGATGCCGCTACAACATTAGCATCCGCCCGTTGCCGCGATGAATGCCATGACCATCGTTTATCTCCGCAACGTCGGCACCCAAGAAGATGAATGCTGGGTGGTCTGCGCCAAAGGCGATCCCGGCGCCGTCCAGTTTGTCGCAGTGTTACCATGTTGAGCAGGGAGTTTTAGCCTATGGCAGAAGTGACCGAAATCAGCGGCAATGACCCGCGCGAATACGTCGATCTGATGATCGAATTTAAGGACGGCAAGGTGGTCGGCTGCGAGTTCTACGGAGAAGGACGGCAAGCAGAGCCACTGACTGAGCCGCAGTTCTTCATGCCGATTGCCGGCGTAGTGTGGCCGCGCGGATTGGATCGTATCGCACGACGCATTAAGCTGGCCCTCGGCAGGCTATCGCGATCTTAAACAGGGAGAGAAAGATGCCAGGCAACCTGACGCAAGAATTGCCGTCCGATTTTCTAGACAGTTGGGGAGGTTGTTCGCATCTAGACTGCCTGCCGAAGTGCTGGCACGGACTTGAGGATGGTCATTGCGAGCGGCTTGCGAAGGCCCTCGGCGAATACAATGATGCAATGGAACGCGCCGACAACGGCAGGAACACGGGCGGAAAATCTTATCTGCGTCCCGCGCGGTGATAAGCGAATAGCGAGGAACCCATGAAACGTTGGTTAGCCATGAAGCTGTGCCCCGAGTTCGAGCTCGCCGAGCGGCGATTCTGGTATCTGTGGCATCAGGTCGATGACGTGAACAAATGGTGCGACGGCGAAGCACGGGACGCTACGCAATGGCTTCTGGATCAGGATGCGGACCACTGGCGTCCGTTGGACGCGCCGCCTAGTGCCCGCGCTACGCCTTGGGGCATCCAGCAATTCAGGGAATGGATATACAAAAAGCGGGGCGAGCGCGCCGCAGCCTAGCGGTGCTGGCCAACCACCAACCTAGTCGCTCAAATACCATGCGAGAAGCCCGCCGCAAACGGCGACAGCACCGAATGCTCCGAGCAGGATCAAGAGTGCGTCATGCATCTGCGTTTCTCCATTCGATCAGCAATCGCCCCGCCGGCAACCCACAGGCCGTACAGCGGAAGGCAGATATAGGCGAGCACGATCAGGATGAATCGAACGATGTGTATCATTGAGACCACGAACAGTTTCGAGTAGGATGCAGCCAACTGGTGATCAGAGACTACCGATGAGGAAAAAAGACATGGACATAGTTGAAAAGGTTGCGGCTGACATAGCCGATATCCCCGGCACGCCATCGCCCCGAGAAATCGCCCGCATTGCCATTGAGGCTTACCAGCGGGAGCTTTGGACGCCAGCCTTTGACATTTCCAACCGCGCCGGGATGATCCCGGAAATGCGCCGCAATCGAGCAAACCAGATCACCGCTCACATTATGCATCTGATTGGCAAGTACATCTGCGAGCATGGTAGCGAACAACGTAACTACCGTGACGCCAGCGAAACTCTTTTCGAGGCGGTATATGAAAGCGGAGCGGAAATCATCACCGATCTGGATAGGTCAAAGGCTGGACTTCCACCGCGCGGTCCGTATGGCATAACAGCACATGAACTGCAGTTCATGGAGGCCCGACTGATGGAAGCAATGCTGAAGCCCATGCCGTTTATCGTGCCGCATAATCACTCGTTAATAACCTGACAGGCGCCTCTGCAAGCAACACTGATAATTGTCTCCAACCTTCTTCTTACACCACCTCAATCTCTGCCGATCCAGATAGGCTTTTGAGTATGTCCCGAATCCCTGTTGTCTGGGGTGATAATCCGCCCGCGCCATCGTGCACGTCGCCATCAGGACGATGACGGCGCACACGGGGATGATCCATTGGGTCATCTAGGCGGCATCCGGGACCTTGTCGTCGATGGCCTTCAGCCGATCGGCAATCGCCGTTGCAGAAGCAACTGCCGAATCGATCGCGGCCTGCTGTTCGGGTGTGAGCCCGCCGGTCGGGATGTTGGCGAGCTGCGCAAGAAGGTTGTCGGTATCGGCTGATACCTTATCGACTTCGGTCGAGATCGTGGCGAGCGCGGCAGTCAGTTCTTCAAGTGTAGCCATGATGGTCTCCTTAAACGAGGTCAGTTTGTCATCCAGGGCATCCAGGCGCCGCATGACCTCACAACGCGCCTCGACATGGTGATAGTGATCAACTCGAAAGCGCATCTGCGCCTCCTTTAGCCATGCGGGAGAAGTTTCAGTAGAACGGCACTGACCGCAACGACCAAACCTGACAGGCCGCCCCAAACCGAGGCCTTCACCTTGAGCATGGCCACCTCCACCCTGATGTCGGTGATGCTCTGGTCCCGCTGGTCTAGCGCGCGTTCGAGCTTTTCATTCAAGTCCGTCATGCCTTTGTCGATTCTGGCTAGCTCTGCGATAACGAGTCTCCTGTATTCCGGCCATGAACGCTCGTCTCCCACATCGTTATGATCCGGTGCCATTGGCCCGCCTTTTGCGAATGGTCGCCACCGTGAAATAACCTTGCTTGGCGATGATCGGGCTCAGGCTGATTTCAACATCGAACTCTGTCCCGGTCTTGTGTCGTCCCTGCAAAATCATTCCGAGGCCCATCGGGCGGGTACGTGGTTCTGCAATGTATTTGGCGCGGTGAACTTCATGCCGTGTGCGGGCGGCATCCGGTACGAACATTTCGATCGGCTTGTCGTAAACTTCCGATCGATGGTAGCCGAACATGAGTTCCATGTGTCGGTTGATGAGCTTCACAACTCCATTTTCGTTAACGACGACAATGGCATCCGGATAGCCATCCTCGAACAACTGCGCTGCAAAATCTGGATCGATCAGAGAATCACCGATTTGACGAAGTTTCTCGATGTTGTCGCTCATGGCTTCCGGCCTTGTGCAATCTATGGTTGGATAGTCTTCAGCCATATTTTCAGCCCTACCCCTAGGGTTGGAGGTGTGGTTAGACTCGGCCTGCCGTTGACGCGACAGGTCGGGTCGCTCGTTATTTCTTCGGAACGCATTGATCCCGATAGGTCAACTCGTTCGCAAGCAACCGACGCTTGACACCATCCGACGCCACGATCTTCCCGTCACCCTTCTGCACAATCACCCTGTTGTAGACCTGACAGAATGAGTCGATCTGTTCGGGTGTGCAGCTACTTGGGCTCAAGGCCAGTAAGCCCAGCATCAACATCGGCGGCGCTAAGTGCATTGACCTTCTCCATGATAGCCTTGCCGGCGGCCGTCTTGTTGGCGATGGCCAGCGCGATTTTGGCTATCTCCGAATCCGCGCCGGCCTTGAACTGCCGAGCATCATTCACCTCTCCCATGATCGCGTTCGCGAGTTTGAGAAAAAGAAGAACGATCTCGGCCCACGTGAACATCAGGCAACCTTGGCGGCTGCCACGGCGGACTGCACCGCAGAACCGGCTGCGGCAGTGGTCTGAACTTCAACGCCGGGCAGAGCCTGAGCGGAAGCGGCGATGGCGGCCGGACGATTCGATACCCACGACCAGATAACGGGGCCGATGGTTGCCGCGCCGCCGACGATCCACGTCCACGTCTCGGCATTGACCCATCCCTTGGCGATGATGAAACCGCCGATAGCGGCGAGGACGGCTCGAATAATTCCGGTAATCTGATCGCTAGACATTTTGTATTTCTCCGTGATGCTTAATTGCGCGATGCCGTCGCGTGCGGTTAGCTTAGGGCTTTCCATGTCTGTGGGCCGGCCACCCCGTCCGGATCAAGCTTGTGACGAACTTGGAACAGGCGAAGCGCGTACTCTGTTTCCGACTTCGGCTCGTAGACGCCTGTCATCGCGCAACCGAGAAGCGCCTGCAGTTTTTTGACTTGGTCGCCAGTCGATCCTGACCGCAATGTGGGAGGCGCTTGAACGAACGGCGGCGCGTCGATCGGAGGTGCGGCCAAGCCATCAATCGCCCATGGCGCAACGTCATCGGCGAGTGCGCCAGGCATGATCGAGATGTGAACATGGTGGTCGTGCGGGTTGGAGCCGCTGTACGGCCGCCATTTGCCCGCCGAAGGTCCGGCCGGCCCAGATCCAATGCGACGGTTCGAGATGACGTATTTCAGCCGCCGATCCTGCTGCTTCAGCAGCATGTCGGCGAAGGCGTAGGAATCGAAGCCGTCCCTGGGATCGTGGGTGATGTCGATCGCGTGCACCACGCCGGCCGAATCCGGATTGTGGTCGGAGGCCCGGGCGGAATGTGAGGTGTCCCCGACTGAGCCGTCGCTATCCTTTGATCGCCCCGGCCACTTTTCGTTGACCTGGGACCGCAGTTTTTCCAAACCCTTAGCCAAGCGCCAAGCCATCCGCCGATCTCCCGTTTCGGGCAGGACCATGGCAGGCAGTGGCATTCCAGCAACGCACCGCCGGGTTGCTCGCGGCTGGGTTGTGGTATAGGATTCCGGTA